GATAGCATATCTATCTTTGATAATAATCGGCTGATTAGAATATTGTGTGAATTGAGGCTCTACAGAGAAAGATCCACTTGCAGTTCCTTTTGCAAATAATGAACCATAAACAAATATTTTAAGGTTCGTAGCAGCACCACCACCTGTGAACAATCCGTCCCAGTTAGCAGCAGTAAAAGGATACGCAGTTACGTTAGTTGTTGTACCTGCACCAGCGGCAGTTGCACCAACAATACCTTTTAATACTACACCAGAGTCAGGATTCATAACAACGATAGTGTCATTAGGAGCGATAGCATTTTGAATAGTACCGTTGTTTGTTGGTACATTAAATACAGCTAAACCAGCTCCAGGTCCAGTTACACCTGTGTAAGAGATGTGTAATCTGTTTTGTTCAGACCAGATAACCTGATCAGATGTCATTGGCATTTCAGCGCCAACCATTCTAAGGAAACCACCTAAGGTTCTGTTTCCATATCTTTCAACTTCTTGTTCATAAATCTCTGGAAGATACTGCTGAGCAAAGTCATTAGCATTAACTCCTCCGTCGTTGAAAGACAAGTAGTTGCTTTGTAAAGTTTGTTGTACTTGAGACGGTACTATTGTCCCAAATACAGGATTAATTGATCCCATAATAATTTAAAAGTTTTAGTTAAATTTACGTGTTTTGATTTTTAATTTTGAAGAATCCATACCACTAATTGCCTTAACTTTTAATCCTCCAACAAATACATCGCCTGGATTACTAGATCTAGGTTGTGTAGTTATGTTTTTAGATTGCGCACTTAAATCTTTAATTGCGTCGGCTTTGCCTTGCTCATAAAAATGTTGTGCTATAGTATCAGCATTATTAGCAGCATACATAGCTTTATGATAACCTTTAACATCGTTTACATTTCCTTCTTTATCTAAGAACTTCTTAATTGTGTTAGAAATATCTGATTGATTGTCAGCTACATCATTTACGTTTTTAATTCCATATCTAAACTTTTTTTCTCCTATTGAAAAATCAAAACCTTTGAATTCGGGACCGAAATAATCTTTAGTATTAGATTTGAACGTTTCATGTTGTTTTTGTGCTACTTGTTGATCTTCATTGTAGCGATTGAAAAAGTCCATAGCTTTTTGTTGGTCTTGAGTAACCCCAGGTCTTAACTTAATTTCCTGGTAATATTGGTTTTTCAAACCTTCTAAATGCTGTTTAGCTTTTGCAACCTCTTCTTTGTATGCGAGTTGTGCTTTACGCACTTCTCGCGGTTCATCTACATCTTCATCCCAAGAAAAATTATCTTCAATTAAAAAGTTAATTTCTTCAGAATTTAAATGTGATTTCGTTTGCTTATAATACTCTCTTAATAAAGTATCATTATCTACGTTCGAATAATCATGATTTAATCTTACATAATCTTCTAATGTACCACCAGTTTCATTCATAAAGTCAACGACTTTAACAATATTTTCTGGTAACGTAGTTGTATTTTCTTTTGGTACTTCATCAGATATAACAGCTGTTGGTCTGTTAGATTCTTGTACCATTTTCTCACCGATTTCAATAACTTCTTCTTCTTCCTTTTCAGGTTCTTCTATTACTTCTTCTATTATCGGTGTTTCTTCTTCTTCTTTAGATTCAACAACGGGAGTGGACTCTTTATCGGATTCTCCTCCTTTAACTTCCACCTTCGGTATATCTCCGGATGGTTTATCATCAGGTAATTCTTTTGTTTCTCCGACTTGAATGGCATCTTGTTGTTGTTCTACTTTTTCTTCAGTTTTTTCAACTGGTTTCGATAAATCTACTTTTATAGGTTCATCACTTTTTACTAGTTTTTTAGGTTTAAGCGCTTTAGCTTTTACTTTAAGCTTTCCAGCTTTCTCTTTTGTTTCTGACATAATATAATATAATAATAATTAATAATAATTGTTAAATCTGATCAATAGGTATTCCACCAAATTGATTTGTTTCAAAATCTGTTGGTAAACTATCGTTTTGACGTTGACTTATCATTTTAGACTGTTGTGTAGCCTGTATTCTTGTTCTTTCGTCTTTTCTATCTTCTATTTGTTTTTCTTTATCTTTTTGATTTGTAAGTTCAGCTTGTTTAAGTTTAAGATTATATTCAAATTGCTGAGCCATTTGTTCTCTTTCAATTTCAGCAGCTGTTTGCATTCTTTGAATTTCAAAATCAGATTTAGCTTTTTCAAATTGAACATTCGTTTCATTTATTGCTTGAGCTTTTTGAACATCAGCCATATCTGCTCTTTCTGCAGCTTCAGCATTAGAATCCGCTTGAGCTTGAATATTGGCCATTTGAGCTTGTTGATCTGCTTGTTGCTTTTTAACTCTTTTATATTTTAAAACTTGATTAGCTAATGTTAAGTTTTTAATTTCTCTAATATCAATAGCATCTTCAAGGAATATTTGGTTTTGTTGCAAAGCCATTTGAATATTTTGTTCAAGCATAGCTTTTTCTTCCTCTTCAGGTTCTAAGTCCATGTATATACCAAAATCATATAAATGTAAATTATCTATTTCTTTTAATGTGGCTACATTAAATTTACCAATACTAGCTTTTAATGAATCATTAGTTAATTCAAAATCTAACATATCTGAAACTCTAAGTGAAATGTTTTCGCATGTCTTCAATGTCAAATATAATGCAGCATTTAAAATATGTTTAGTAGCTGTGTTCGAAGCATTTGCTGCCATCTTTTGTAAACCAACTAAAGCATCTTTATCTGGCATACTACCATCTCGCGCTTCATTAAGCCCGGTTACATCTCTTATCATTTGTAAATAATACTGATAAGTATTAATTAAAGACGCTATTTTACCATTAGCACTTGATGTTTGTAATTCTTGAATAGGTACTTTACCTCTATTTGGGTCACCATCTTGTGTTAAACTTCTACCAACTATACTACCAGTTTGGAAATACATATTAAGTGCCTCCTGTGGATTATAATTAGTGCCATTACCTAAATCAACTTCTGCTAAACCATCTACATCTACAAATACACCATCTGGTACCATTCTAGCAATTACTTGTTGTAATTTTAAAGAAGTTAATTGAATCATATCCGCAAATCCTGTAATACGATTTACTAATGAATCTATTCTACCTTGATACATATGAGGAGCAACAAGATTATAATTCATATTAACTTTAGTTAAATCACTTTTAGGTCTGGTCATATTAGTCGCCATTTCCCATCTTAACATTTGCTCTACACCTAAAACTTTAGCGCCACTAAATAATACTTCAATTGATCTTGAAACTCTATCAAAATTATCACTTGGTGGTGGGTTAAAAAAGTCAGGTTTTTCTAATGCTTTTTCTAATCCTTGTTCTGTATGTTTTAATTTAAATACTTGATCTATATAAGTTTTGTATTCAAAATACATAACTTGTACTAAATCATTATTATAAGGTCCTCTTTGATATCCTTCTCTACCGGGATATTTTTGAATCATTTTTAAATCTTCATTAGTCAAATCAGGAAATTCTTTTTTTAACTCAGCAAGAGTTATTGATTTTATTTCACCTACATAATATATATCTTGAAAATTTGGATCATTAGTATATGACCAAACCATATTAGCAGGATTTACATAATCTATAACAACACCTTCAGATTTATTAAAACTAGTTTTTACAGCTCCTATACCTATAGTAACTATATCTTCAACTAATCTTTTTTTAGTTAATTCGTATTTATTAAAATCTAATATATTATTAATTACTTCTTCTTCAGCTATTTCAACTGATTGTTTGTAATTTAATTGCATATGAACTTCTAACTCCTCTTTGTTTTGAGGTAAGTTAGCTGGATCAATTGAGCTGTATATATCAACTCCTAAATTTTGTTTTATGCTATCTAACAATGGTTTACTCATCATGTCTCGCATAATAGAGTTTGCATAGTTAGTTCTCTGTTTTGTTGAAAACGGATCTTGAGCAAAAGCTTTTATATCATAATCTTTAGCCGATATTCCATTAACTACTATATCTACAAATTTAGGTATAATAGGAACTGGTTTCCAGTCTAAATTTAAATAGCTTAAGTCACCATTAATTGATAACTCATCTTTATATTTTTGTACAGATTGTTCACCGCGAGCATATAATCTTAATCTGTTAAAGTTTTGATAACCAGTATGCCATTTACCACTGTTTATTCTACCGCCTCTAAACCACTCATATTCAATAGCTTGTCCTACTTTTAAGCCATATTCCCAACTAAGCTTTTCCGCCACAGGTACCACCTGACTTGGAAATGAACTATTAGTACTTGTATTAATCATTTATTATTATTTTTGATTTAGTGCCTTTATTATCATATCTTGAAAAATTTAAATTAACTTTTTCTTTAATAACTTCAGCTACTGGTCTATATTTATTTTTGTTACAAGCCATTATAGCTAAACCTGAACTTATCGAAGCATCAAATTTAGTCCTATTGTTTATATCAAAAGCGGCCCAATCTTCTAATGTTCTTTGAAAATACATTGATCCATATTGTTCGTTATTGTAACCTACAAAACTTTCAATATAAGATTCAATGGCCGCGGCATGCGCTTGTTTTACATCTTCACTTGAATTAGGTATTCCACCCACTTCTTTTTCAGCGACAGATAATTTATACATTGTTTTATCTGGACGATTCATTGAATAACCTCTATAACCTCTTCTTTTTAAATAATATAATAATCTAGGTTTATTATTCTCTGCTAATAATGGCATACCATAAAAGTATAATGCCATTAAAACATCTTCAAAAAACATATCTGCTGTTTGTGGCCGAGCAATGTATTCTAAAAAGAATAAATTAGGAGGACCATCCATTGTAAATTTTGTTAAACCATGAAGAGAACCTTTTGATCCCCTGCCGTCTACTGTTCCAGATATATCATATGAGTCACATCCAAAAGCGCCCATATGCTCATTTGCTGGATATTTTTTCCCGTGTTTTACAATATATCTATTTTGTTGATGTACATCGGGCACCCATGAAACAAAAAATCTACCTTGTTTACTAGGAAAAAATTGTACACTAGTATCTTTAATTCCACCTTCCCATTGAAAATTACCTTGAGTTATTACTCCAGAATATTTCAAATCTTCATTATAATCTATTTGTTCGTAAATTTTTGTTAAATTAAATATAGATTGTTTTGTTTCATCTCTGAACGCGTGTTTTTCAGTACGTGGAAACTGTCTATATAATTCATTAAGTGCGTCTGGGTCGTTCTTAAGGCCATCTACCTCATTTTCCCAGTGTTCAATGACACCGATCTCAATCTTTTGACCATCGATTCCTTCAACTTCTTGTTTCGGAGTGTCAAAGACAGGGTATCCATAAGTATCAATGTATCCCTCGTAGTTCCATTCCATAGGTATGAACAGAGAATATAATCCTGAGCTAGTCTGTCCATTGCGGTTTCTTTTGGTAACATCTGAGTCATAATAAAGTTTTTTGTAGTTTCTACCACCTTTGTCAAGAGCATTGCTCGTTGAACCCATCATACATTTACCAATAATCTTACTACCTAATCTTAACGTTGTTTTGGTAACTCTCCAGTTATTGAGAATATTTTCAGGTTTTTCCCATTTTCCCGCCTCATCATGTACAAGTAACGCAAGTTTTTCTCCGTCATAGGAGTTATCACCAGTATTTTTCCAGTCGATAGTGGTGTCAAGCCCAATGATTTCTTTAATCTGCTCATTTGTATCCATCTTTTTTCTAGTGAATCTGGAAGCTGGAACCCTGTAGGCAAGTTCGGTTTTCGGTCGGTCCATACCATCTTGGATCGGTTTGAAAAAGAATGGGTAATTAACTGAGATTGGAACAATCTTGTCTGTAAACATTTTTTTAGCATCTGCACCTGATTTCGATAAGACACCGAATCGAGCGTCGCTAGATATTGTCGCAAGGTTGACCGTTTCCCCTGACGCCATAAAAGAAAAGCCACTTCGTCTATTTTTAAGGTAGCACATTCCATAGCATCTTGTATCAGCTTTGCACGCTTCCCAGAAAATGAAAAAGAGTCTATTTGCCTCTCTAAAATCGGCTCGGCCGACATCGATCTTTGACCATTGGAGATACATGTAGTGAGTACCAGTAAGATAGGTAGCAACACCTTTATTGTAGAACCAAAAGCCTTCTTCACGTCTTTTAAATTCATTATCAATATAGTCATGTAAATTTTGTTTAAATGTTTCTGGGTAAGCTTTCCAATCAAAAATAGTTTTAATTTTCTTTAGTTCTGGTCTGTGTGGAAACACTTCCCAGTATTGTTCTAATTTTTTATCAGATCTTTTATAAGCATCTTCGACGGCAGGTAATGCTATCCTAAGATTTTGGATTTTATATACTTCACCAATTTTACCAGTTTTTGATATAACGATGACATCATGTTCTTTATTGTATCCATATTCCCATTTTTTATATCTATTTAACCTTTTAATTACTTGAGGTTTAATAGGTTCTATTACTTTATATAATGTTTGTTCGTACATTATTTAGATCTTCTTTCAGCAAAACCACTAAAGGTATTATCCTTTTTTTCTGTAGGTTTATTGTCTAATATATTTTTTTCTTCTTCAATACGTGTAAGTATTTCAAACGCATCAAATATAGCAAGCTTTTTTGTAGCAGCTGCATTTTTTAGTCTGTCAGCAGATATATCATCTTCTGAATCTACTATAGGCTCTTTTGCAACCTTAATTAACTCGTCAACTGCTCTTTGCCCAGCTTGGATTATATTCTTTTTCGTTTCCTTTACGTTCATACTTAATTACAATATCATTAGATTTCATACAATAAAGACGTTTATTATCTACAATAAAGTCATATTCTCCGAATGGAGTATAACCTACAACGTCCCCCTCGCTTATTTCTAACGCTTCTAACGCACTATTACCATATTTTAGTATCCCAATAAGGCTTTGCTCTAAAGAAGTGTTAATTTCATCATAATTTTTTAGTGGTGCTATAAAGCATCTATCACCAAATGCATTCCATTTATTGTTTCTTTTGTATAAATATACTTGATCCAATTGAACAAAATACATATTATCTTTGAAATAAGCTCTACTATTTTTTTCATTTCCTCTAATATCATAAAATCTTCTAAATACATTGTGGTGTATTAATACAAGATCACCAGGTTTTATAGGCGTTTTATATGCTAAAGGAATTGAAATAACTTTTCCTATGTTATTAACAGATTTGTAACTTTCAAGCTTAGTATTAATTATTAAGCTTTTGTCACCTACTTTTACTTCATTGTTATATCGCTGGCCGTATGGCTCGACGATAAAATCAAATAAACTGTTCATTAATATTCTAAGTCGTACTCAACGGATATTGCCATGTTAGAATTAAACTTCTTCCATGGCAACACCTCGTCATTTTTTTTGATAAAAATGTTGTAAGAATTGTCTTTTTGATCAGATATTATATGTGATATAGTATGACCACCATATACAGACTGACCAACAGAATAATGCATTGCATCTGTTTTATAATCAGAGCCAATGCTGATTTTTCTGATAACTGACGACATTATTCTTCTGTTTTATCTTCTTTTTTTTCAATTGGCTCATATGTACCATCAGCTAAATTAATATTTACTGATCCATATTCTTCCTCAAGTTCTTTTTTAAACTCTTCGGTTTTTTTGTTAACCTCATGAAATTGTGCTAATACTGCGGTTTTTTGGACTTCTAAAATTCCTGTTTCATTTAACAGCTGATTTAACTGTTTTTGAAACTCTTGAATCTGTTTTAATTGGTCTTCTTTGATTTTGTTTGGTTCACTCATTTTAATTGAATTTAATTTATTAATTTACTTATTAATATAGTTACGTGTTTTATTTATTTTTTAAATATACTTGTAACCTTTTCTCCACTCCGTCCACCGAAATAGGCTAGAACGACAGCCATCATGACCTTTTCAAAAGTGTCATTCCATGTTTCGCCTATGTGAAACGGTATTGTGTCTACACTATCCAGTAATCCTGCTAGTGAAAATACAACAATACACCACACTAAAACTAATGGGCGTACATTCTTCGAAAGCCAAGAATCTGATGCGGCATCCGCCTGCCACCTTGAAGTGATAGACTCCATTTCTTTATTCTGCTGTTCGTAGATTAATTGTTGTAATTTTATTTTGTCATCAGAGCTTACGTCTGATTTACCTATAGCTGCTATAGCTTCTCCCGGTGACGTTACTCCTTTAAGTACATTCCCTAGTGTGGGGTTTACTATTGAAGCAGCACCAAATAAAAGTTTACCTACAGTACTTTCTGCGAATTTCTTTTTAGGTTTTGACATAATTAACTATTTTTATATGCTTCAGCTTCCCAAGGAAGATTTTTAGCACCTTCTTTCATTTTAGATCTGGGATAAACTTTACCTTTCCAGTAAACATTTTTATCATCATAATCAAGATCACCCCTTTTCATTTGATCATGATGTACCATTTCATGATTAATAATATCTTGTTCTTGTAAAGGTGATTCTACATCTTTATTAATTAAAATACTCCCGTTTTTATCAGCTTTACCTAATACTCCTTCTTCTAAAGGTACATGGTAAACAGGTGTAGTATTCAGAGAATATGGTGGGTTATTAAGTTTAAATGCCATTACTTTTTTGGAAACATTTTATTTAAAAAAGTTTTTCGGCCTTCGCAACCACAGGGCACATTAAGGCCCTGTGATACTGCGTCAACCACTTTTTTAATTCCAGTTGCTTTGGTAAACTTTTCTATGTCGTCTCCTAAACCTCTAGATTTCATTATGCAATTGCAATTCCTGAAATACTAATCCCTGAAGGATTTTGTACTTTAGCTTTTACACCACCTGGATTAGCAGTTAACGCGTAGTTAACAGCGTCTCTCATTGAAGGAGTTGTTCCTGTAGATGTGTGTGTAATTGTAATTAAGTCAGCAGCAGCTGGACCTTGTACGTAAAGTTTAGTAGTAGTTGCACTACCAGCTTCTACAAATACAACGCTTTCAGCGCTTACTAATAATTCTCCGTTGTCTAAACCAGAAGCAGATGAATTAAATGCGATAAATTTTGCCATAATTTTGATTTTTGATTTTTGTTAATGTTAATGTTAATGTTTATATGGTTGAGTTTTATACAGACTCTACTGTTTTATTTTTCACCTTTAAGTTTAAATTCATGCCCTTTTAAAACTTTATCAATTCTTTTGTTTACATTACCGATAGAATCTAGTGATTTATTATAAGTATCTACTGATTGATTTTGAGCATTTATAGCTGCATTATAATTATTTAAAGTCATATCTCCTGCGTCATAAATCGCTTTTGCTGCTTCTGTCTTAGATTTTGCTGCATTTAATTGATTTTGTCTTAAATCCATTACATCGGATTGACTTTGTCCTTTTTCATTGAACCTGTCACCATAATACCCTGTTTGCTTTAAAGGACCACCAGCATGATCGTCAATAGGCATATCATCTAATAAGTTTTTCTTATGAAAATATGAATTACTTGCATGCTTACTCATAAAAGACCCACCCATACTCATTGGGCTATCATGCATTTCACCATGTTTTTCAGGGCCTTTATTTTCTAACATAGCTTTTGCTTTGTCGTAATTACCGCCAGCTTTTTGCATAGCATGACCAAAAGCATTACCATTTAAAGGACCTTGTTCCATTTTACCATAAGCAGCAGGCCCCATACTTTTCTTTTTTAAATCATCATAATGAATATCTTTTTTTAACCTACTTATTTCACTTCTATCATAGGCCATTTTATGATCTTGTGACATACTATGTTTAGGCATGCCTTTACTGTTGTTTTTATTGTATCCCATTTTTATTTATTTATTTGCGTGATAACCTGCTAAAACTTTATTTGCTTCTGCTTTTGACGCAAAACCGCCTCGCCAGACTTGGTTGCCAGGTTTTTTATTATTTATTATTACGTATTCGTTACCTTTTTTTTGTACACATCCAGGTCCACCCTCAGATTTTGCACACCCTTTATTTAATGGTCCTTCCATGCTATAAGGGCTTCCACCAAACTTTTTTTGGTATTTTTTTTCTTTTTTTTCAAGTTTATCTTCAACTTTATAAAGTTTTTTCATATCTCGATCATAATTACCACTAGTGTATTCATTTTGACCGTGACCTTCTATGACTGCGTCGTATAATCCTTTATGCTTATCAGATAATTTATTTATTTTCTTTTTTAATCTTGAACCATTGCCTTGATTTACTGGAGAGCTTGTTAAACTAAAAGGTTGGCTTGAATTAGCTTTTATCATATTTAAAGCAACTCCGCTACCTACTTGACCGTTTTTATGTTTATATTTTCCCATTTTATTTTTGATTTCTAATAGAGGGAACTCCCGGTATACCAGATACACCTATATCTGTCCACTCTCGTTTATTTTTATGCCATTGATTTACCGATTGATCACCCATTCCCGCAGGTGTTGGATCTTCTTGTGGTGGTTTATAATCAGGTTGGTTATCACTTACTCCAGCGGGGGTTGTATTTGGAGAACTACTTGGTTGATTTTGTGCACCAACTTTAGAAAATTGTTTTTTTACATATTTATTCATATCAGCTTGAGACTGATTCATAAACTTTTCATTTTTTTTAGCTGTAGCTTTAGCTTTTATTTTTGATATAATTTTATTTTTAGCTAATTTTTCACCTGCTTTTCCTAAAATATTTTTTGGATTGCTAAAAAAATTTCCAGCAGCCGCTTTAGCAAATCCAGTTTTACCTCCTGCTAAAAGAAGTTCAGGGGGTATAGGAACAGCTTGTGGTAAAGGTGATTTTCCTAAAACTCTATTTACCATATTTAAAGCTCCTTCTTTTTTTAAATAACCCATGATTATTATTTTTAACTTAATGCGACTAAATTTTCTACACCACCTTCAGTTCCGGTAGCATATACTTGTACTACACTAACTGGTAATATTTCTCCTTTAACTGGATTATGAAATGTTATAGCTTCATTATTTACAGTATGAACTTTTATTTTTGAACTTGCAGCATATGTATATGTTAATGTAGCATCTGCAGCAATTGAATCAGCAGAAGCTAATACATAGTTACTTGCATCTGTTACAGAAGTAATTGCTAAACCAGCATCTGGTAAACCAGTACCTTTTACTATCATACCCGCTTTAATAAGTGGGTTAGGAGATTTCAACCCAACATTAGTTGAGTTACTTACAGTGTTGTTGTCTGTTGTTGTTGTTACGGGAAGACTAGCTGGGGAATCACCAATATATATATTGTACTGCTTCCAAGCGCCTTGAGGTACCTCTGCTTTAGTTCTACCGTCTATCAATAGCGTATCACTTACTGATGGTACTACTGCTGAACTATAAGCTTCTGTGTAATAATTTCTAATCATTTTTTTATTTTTTATTTTTCTTTATGTTTATTACAGAAATTTCTTGCAGCTTCTACGCTACCAAATCCCCATTTTTTTAAAGCCATAGCTTTTCTAGTTGGTTCGCCACTAGCTTCTTTCATAGCTCCTTTCATACCGGCAAATCGACATGCGAAAGATACTCTACGTTTACCAGTACCTGAAGTTTGTCTGCTTCCAAGTTTTTTACCTGTTTCTTTAGTATATTTTGAACGCATTTTACGATTTTGTTTTTCGTATGCTTTTTCTTTTATTTGAGTTGGTGATTTGCTATAAGCCATAATTATTTATTTTTTAATA